ATGCTCTGGGGATTTGCTGATTGTCTGAGCGCTATGGGATTACAGGCGGTGCAAACATGATCGCAATCATCTGGCTCATGATGTCCGCGCCACCTTGCCCGACATGACCATCGCCTGCGCCTCAGGTGCGGCGGTACGTCGCGCCAGTGAGGAGGCCAGCGCCGAGGCCAATACCAAAGCCAGCGCCAAAACCAAAACCCGTTTTTAATTGGAAGGACGTTTAATGACGTTATCGTGGTCTCCAGCAAACGATCATTTAATCGTCGATGGTCTGGAGACCGTCACGCTAACCACGCTTGCGGCCACAACCACGACGATCTATCGGGTATTGAGATTGCCAGCGTTGGTCGATATCGGATCTGCTGGCGCATTGACAAGCTACGGCAATATCACACGCTGGAATATATGGATCCAAGAATGCCCTACCGCACCAGAAATAAACGCGCTATTGACCGACGCCGCTAACGTAAAATATCGAATCAATAACGTCACGCAATCAGTACAACGCAATATGTGGGAAATTGAAACCACGGCCGATGCGGGAGTCGGTCTATGAGTGCCTTTTATGATATTCTTAACGCCATCAAAACACGAATTGCGGTAACGTATGCAAACACCAAATTGCGTAAACGCGCAATCATGATTGAGACCGATACGCTACCATTGTTTATCGTTTCGCCTGGCACGGAAACAATCGGATTGGAAGCTTTTAATGGCGTCGTATGTTATGATTACACTGTGCAAGTGACTTATGTTGATGCTGGTAACAGAATTTTTGAAACAGATCTTGCGGCTCATTTGACAATCCGTGAGAACATCAAAAAGATTTTGTATCAGCCAGCGTTGACCGGAGTTTCTGACGTGATAGGGATGCAATTGGATATGCAACCAGCGTTTGAATCGGTCAGCGGAAACGTCAATAACTATGACGTTTGCGGCATGACAATCACATATCGAAAACTGGAGGCGCGAACATCATGAGTGTGGATATTTCTGCGATAGTCGGCGAAATATCTTGGACTCAATCCGTGACCAATTCCGGATTTGTCAAGACTTCGCAAGGGCCAGACAAGCTTACCGCAACCCTTGCGCCTAGCACAACCACGTACAATCGCATCTATGCCGTCAAGGGCACGCTTGCGGGCGGCGCTAGCGTCACGATCAATCTGCAAGGCGTTACCGACTACCTGAACCAATCCTTGACGTTGACTAAAGTAATTGCGTTTATGCTCAAGGCGACGACAACCGGAATGAAGCTTGAGCCAGGCGCAAGCAATCCGCTAACGTGGCCATTGACCGGAACAAGTCCGGCATTAATCGTAGAAGCGGGCGGATTTTTTATTATCGGTGATGGCTTGCCGCACACGGTTAGCGCAACTGACAAAAACTTTAAAATTACCAATATGGATGGTGCTGTTACGGGTACTTACGAAATTGCTTTAATTGGAGGTCAGTGATATGGCGTTTTTCTCAGGCAAAACCGGATCGGTTACTATTGGCGGAACGGCTCAACCGCTGACCGATTGGTCAATCGATATCAAATCAGAAAACATTGACACAACCAACTTTGGCGACGCTGGATATCAGACAAATCTTGCTGGTGTTGGTGGAGCCGAAATTACCGCATCGGGACCATACGACGGCGGCGCTGGATCAACTGTTGGTACGTCCGGTAACTTTGTGCTGGCCACGTCAACCGATGCGGGCGCGCCATCTTACACGGTAGCCGCTCGAATCTCGTCTATCAAAATTGATGTTAACGTAAAAGGCGTTGCTCAAATTAGTTATACCGCGTCAAGCAATGGCACATTCACAATAACCTATTGATGGAGGTTATCCCATGGCGTTTTACGCTGGCAAGACTGGATCTGTTTCAGTTAATGGCGCAACTCAGCCGCTGACCGATTGGTCGATCGATATCAAATGTGAAAACATTGATACGACCAATTTTAGCGATGCTGGTTATCAAAGTAACTATCCTGGTGTTTTTAGCGCGGAAATTACCGCATCCGGACCATATGACGGCAGCGCTGGCGCAAGCGTTGGCGCGTCTGTTGCGTTTATTTTAGTTGCATCCAGCGATGCGGGCGCGCCATCAATCACAGTAACGGCACGCATTTCATCGATCAAAGTCGATGTTAACGTGAAAGGCGTGGCTCAAATTAGCTATACCGCGTCAAGCAACGGTTCATTTTCCACAATATCATATTGACGAGGTATTGCCATGGCATTTTACCGTGGCTGCACCGCATCCGTCTCTTTCGGCACCGTATTCCTTCCGATGACGGAATGGAAACTCAATGTCGATGGAGAACGGATTGACGTTTCTGATTATGATCAGCAGACGTTCAAATCAATCGTCGGTATGCGAACAGCCACCATATCATTATCTGGACCATATCCATCGTCTATCATTGGGTATGGTTATGGTCTCGCCACTGGCGATGATTTATTGGTCAAATTATACCTTGATCCTGAATTCTATTATTTTTTCCAAGTGATGGCTCGAATTGAAAAAATGTCGGTAACAACAAACGTCAAAGGCGTGGTAGAGTGTACGATTGATTTAGTGGTCATCGGTGATTTTAAATTGGGCGATGACGCTAACACAGAGGCTATTGCAATATGAGTATGAGTCAATCATTAGGCGGTAATGCCGCGCCAATCATCGCCGTGATTGGCGATAAGGAATACAAATTTGGCTTGTTGACGCAAAAGATCAAAAGCGGAATTGAACGAATTGTTCAAAGTCGCGCGAGAACAGAATTGTTTCGCGACAAAAACGACATGGGCGATGAGGAATTCAAATTAGCCTACGGCGCGTATATGGACCGGATCAGTTCCGGCGCGTTTGCGTTTGGTGGCGTCAATTGTCGCGGATTCCTAACCTCGACAGATGGTCTTGCCAATTTGGTTCACCTAATGGCGGGTATTAGTCTCGACGAAGGCCATCGCCTAGTTGCTGAGTATTCGGAAGAAATTGCGGCTGTTGTGGGCCAGATTTTCACAGAGTCTTTCCGTTCGACCCGGACGGCGGAGATCCGGGGCAAGAACGAAATCTCCGAGTAGTCAACGCGCTGGCGGTTGTCGCCAGCCTTACGGATCAGCCGTATTTGTTATCGATGGATCAGATTGCGGAATTGACAGATTATCAAATTTGGAGGATCTACGGCAAGGAACGCGATGATCGAGGAGTACCAAAGTCGATACCTGGAAGTCTGGCTCCCTCGAAACGCGAATCCGGAATCGTTGAGGCTAAAGCCAAATATCTGTCAATGGGTGTTGCGTTAGGAATTTCGATGGACGAACTTAACGCGGCATGGAGTAAAAAAAATGGCGGGCGCAATTGACATGATGGCTGGCGGTATGGGCGGCGGAGGTGGCGGTCTTCAGCCGCTTATCTCCGCTCTCGACCACTATACATCGATGTTGCAAGCCGTCAGCAACGCAATCAATGGAGTCAAGACGGTCACGCCATCGGCCGCACCGAAAGCCGCCGCACCAACGGCCGCACCAGTTCCAACCGGCGCAAAACCAGCAATACCAGCAACGGCCGCACCAGTTCCAACCGGCGCAAAACCAGCAATACCAGCAACGGCCGCACCAGTTCCAACCGGCGGATTGGGCGCGTTGATGGAATCGATCGGCGGATTGGGCAAGGCCTTCACAGGATTGGCCCTGCAAGCTCGATTGATGGCTGAAGTGGCTAAAGCCGTGGCGATTGCTGTTGCGCCGCTGGATGCAGTTTTTAAGGCCATCGGCGGCATGCTCGAGCCGATCGCCAATGCGGTTGCCGGATTATTAAAACTGGCCATCGCAATCAGCCCGATAATGGTTGCGCTAAAACTATTAGGCAAATTACTGACAATTGTTTTGATGCCGTTCCAAATGTTGGGAAAAATTGTCGATGCGATATCGAGCGTGTTGGAAGCATTTATGGTTCCGCTCGATATGGTTGCCGAACAAATGGAAATGGTAGCGGATGCGATTGCGGCAGCTATTGCGGTTATTGGCATATCAGCAAAATCAGCAAAAACACCACAGAACGCGGTACAAAATGCATTCAAGTCGGTAACAAAAACTATTGAAAACGTGCTGGTCAATCCGCTTGAGGCGATACCAGGACTCATCGGCCAGATCCGTGGAGCGGTTGAAACGCTCAATCCGGCGGCTATGGTTGCGTTTGATTTGGCTATGCGGGATTTGATGGCGGTATTCGGCGAAGCCTTCATGCCAATTGTTCAAGTCGCCACAAGCGTTGTGCGGGAATTCGCCAATACTCTTCGCCCAATTCTGCAAACAATGGCTCCACTATTTAAACGCATGGCTGAAAGTATCGGATCGTTGCTGATTAAGAATATTGACAAATTGACTCAAGCTTTTGAGCGCATGCTTCCGTTTATTGAAATGTACATTAAATCAATGATTGACGCGGCAACTAGGCAAGGCGCAATAGCTGATCAATCAGCAGCGAATAACAGTTCACTTAAAGACATTGGATCATTTTTTGCCAACTTTTTCAGGTCAACAAAACAAATTGAAGATTCGGCAAAAAAGGAAAGAGCGGCAAAAGACAAGGTTAACAATTTGATTAACATTGAAGCTGTTGGCATGAATAAAGCCGTGCAAGAGCGGTTGCTTGGAATCCTCCCTGATCCAAAAGTTATGAAAGCAAAATTGCAAGGCAAAATTGATGAGATAACAAAGCTTGAAGAGGCTGACAAGCAATCCGGATTTAAAGAACCGGTTGCCGTCATGGAAGGAAGATCGAAAGAAAAAGAAATGCTTAAAAACATGATTGATCTTAGCCAAATGCGAGATCAATTTGTAAAGTCTGGCGCAAAAGATCAAGACGGTATGGTCAAGGGCGGAGAACAAGCACTCAATGAAACGCTGACCGAAGTTCACAAGGCTCGAAAAGATCTCAAGGACAAAAAGATTGATCAAAACCAATTCAACGCCGTTCTTAATCGATTGGTCGAGGCGCAAAAGTTTTTAGGCGACAACATGAAGAACGCAATCAAGGCGGGCAAACCGGCGGGCGCTGAAGGCCTTGCGGCCGCAGTAAATCCCGCGTTTAAGTCAATCGCCGAGTTGACACGAGAAACGCTTCTGAGCGCATTTGTGGCCACGTCCACGGGTGCGGATATGAAAGAAAAACAAAATCAAAGAGCCGTTGATAACGTGGCCGCGTTGCCGGACGTAATTAGAAATGGCGTTGAAGATGCGATGGTTGCCGCCATGAGACAAGTTGAAAGAAATCCAGAACCGAATGCCGCAAGGCCCGTATTTGATGGAGGGCGGGCATAATGGCGTTGACCAACGTAAATGAGGCCACAGAACGCATTGCATCACGCAATCCATCGGTAGCCGGTTTCAGCCTGATGGAAGGCGGCCGCGCCACAATGAAGCTCATCATTGATGAGCCTCGAATGGAAGAAGCTTGCAAGGAAATTCTTGGATATGCGGAGTCCGGTTTAGAAAGAATAGTACGAACATTACCAGTTGCTCATCCTCAATTCCCGTGGCTATACGCCGAACGAATTTCATCAATTGAAGGATTGGAATTTTTCGCCAAATACGATTCAAATGCCAATTTAGGCGATACATTTGTGCAAGTGCCAATGTTGGAAAATTACGCTCGATACAACAAATATGAATTAACAATTGAATTTACTCCAAGACCATATGCGTTACAACTTGATATAAGCTTAGGTCGAAATAAAATTGATTGGCGTGACGAAAATAATGTTGCTCAAAGTAATTTTTATTATCCCGAATGGGCAAGATTTTTTGAAGTATTGTACAAACCATCGGCAGAATATTTAACCGCAGTAGGCGGCCAATTAATTTGGAAAATGGACGCCAACAATGCCTTGGACATGCAAAATAAAACGGTAGCGGGTGGACAAATTCGATCATTGATACAATCAACGGCGCTTGAAATGAAATGGTATTGTGTGCCATATTCTTACGTCACTAGCACTAATTCACACATTAATAAATGTTTAGGTCACGTTAACTACGACACGTTTTATGGGCATAAAGGCGGAAAATTGTTATTGGTTGGAGCGGAAGTTACGCGTGTTTATTCTCCGCCATTTCCAAAATTCACGGCATGGAATGGTGGAGCGGGCGGGTTGCCTTCACAAAACAAATTATGCGACATTACATTTCATGTTTTGTTGAAAGATATTGAGCCTAAAAACGCGTACACTGTGACAATGGACAACAACATGACCAACGGGCATAACCTTGTTTTGGCTGGATTCGACAACAATCATTATTACGTGGAAAATTCAAATAGCGGCAAGCCATTGTATCCATCGTATCCGTTCCAATTGCTGTTCACAAATCCGGACTAATCATGAAAATTGTTAGCGGCGATCCTCGATTGATTGTGGATGAAACGCCAGGCGGCGGGTATTCAATTCGTTTTCTAAGCGACGAATACATTACCGCAAAAATAACCGGCAACTTTACAATATCATCGACCAAATTTTATACGTGGGTTGAAGTCCGACCGCTTAAAAACGGCAATGGATTTGAGGTTCCAACTGGCGCAAAAGTTGGAACAAGTACCGACAATTACGCAATTGAGATGAATAAATCGGCTACCGTGCCGACTGATACATTTGTCAGATTGAGGCCGCGTGGCATAGCTGACACGTCGCTCTTGTCTGGTTCTGGTTGCGTGGTGAATCTTTGGGAATTTGATTATTCCGCCGCCACAACTGGAACAACCACAACTTGTTCTGTTTTAACCCTTGATTATGTTAGCGCAATTAGTTGCGTCGATGGCACGATTACGCCGGTATACACGACTATTTGCATACCTTGCGCCTACTACTGCACAACGACAACCACCACCACGACTAGCACGACCTCGAGCACAACGACCACCACGACCAGTACCGCGGCACCCACGACGACAAGCACGACCTCGACGGGTGGTGGATAATGGCGTGTAATGATCTGCCATGTACATATCAATGGAATGGCTCTACATGGGTATTTATTTCAGAAGACTGTGGGGTCGGCTGCGAATGCTCTGGGCCGCCTTCATATAATGGCACAGAAATAAATGAAGTCGGTTATACATTTTGCCAAGATGAGGGGGGCTCAACAACAACAACGAGCTCGTCAAGCTCATCGACTACGACGAGCTCAAGCAGCTCGTCATCTACTACGAGCAGCTCGACAACCAGCAGCACGACCTCGACTACGACCACTACCTCGAGCTCATCATCGAGCACGACCAGCTCGACTACGACTAGCTCTAGTAGCACATCGCCACCGACGACAACAAGCTCGAGCACGACTACCAGCACGACCACGACTGCGGCACCGACTACGACGACCACGACAGGCACATCAGGCCCATGTCCCGGTGGATGTATTTACGTTTGGGATAACACTATTTGGGTGCTAGATACCGACACATGCACCGAGAATCCAGGGTGCTTTTGCTTCCAGCCACCGCCATATCCTGGCTCCTATTTTGGCGAGGTGTACGTTGTAAATTGCAACAATGAACCTCCCCCAACAACAACAACGACCAGCACAACAACCAGCACAACCAGCACTGCGCCGCCAACTACGACAACGACGACCAGCACGGGCACCACAACATCATCGACCACGACTAGCAGCACATCATCGACGACGACGACGACCACAACTGAGCAACCCTGCACCGGCTCATGCACATGGCGCTGGTACGCGGATTTAGCAAAATGGATCAAAGTCTCTGGCGGTAACGGCACCTGCTCGACGGGGTGCTCGTGCTCGTATCCGAGCAGCAATGGCACTACGGATGGCGAGATAGCGACGCCAGCTTGCAAGAGGTTGACGTGTACGAAGTGCTGCGGGAATGCTGATTGCTGCCCAATCAAAGTAGAATGCTGCCCCAATTTGGTTATCCCTAAAACACTTTACCTTACTTTTTCTGATCCTAATGGCGTATGGCCATGCGTAGATGGTGTTTCAATTTCTTGGCCATACAAATTTATAAGCACTAGCGGCGGGTATACAAACTATGTGTTTGAGCGTGAGCCAATAGTAGATGAGGCATTATTATGTGCAGGGCAAGGTAGTTATTCTATAGGTACTTTAGGCACTGTATGCGGTAACACAAAGCTCACGAATTGTGGAAGCAACGTAAACATATGGGGCTACATATATATAAATCAACCAAATACAGAACCAACACCATGTTTGATTGGCTTGAGTTTATATTTGCAAATTGGATTTAGAAAATATCAAACAATTAATTGTGTTTTGTCTGCATGCTCTACAAATTCTCAAATACCTATTTTTACTTTACCTCAAAATCAAGTTTTTACGTGCGGTCCAATAAATTATCAATTTGAAGACAATGTAAAAGCATGCGAAATTCTTTCGGATGATGGATGGGGATGTTTAAGGACTGCCGCTCATTATGGCGCAACTGATGGTACCGTATTGGTGACAGTAACATCATGAAGCCCTGCAACCATACACCACCACGCGACGGATGCCGCCTCTGCTGGCTCTTCGATCACGATCCACGCTATCGCGCTCTCTGGGGCGGAGATCCGACAACCGTGGCCACATCGGTCACGACTACGGGTGCGACGCCGCCAGCGCAAAATATCCAGCCAACCGCCGAACAGCTTGAAGTATTGCGTAAAATCAAATTGCTTATGGTCAATCCATGCAAAAATCTAGGCAATCCGCTCGAGGATAAACCGTCTTGCGGATGCGGCGGAACGCTAGCAATTAAGCACGCATGCGCCATTCATGGCGAATGCAGGATCTCGGCAAGGGATAAATCCCTACAAAATTGTATAGACTGCAATGATTATCAGGCACGAGAACAACAATGAAATTGACGATAGGCATGGCCAATTGGGATGATCCGGAAGGCGCATGGTGGACCTTGTCATCATTGCGCATGAATCATATTCAAGATTCATCCGTCGAATTGCTTGTCGTTGATGATATGCCAGAACCGCAATCAAAACTCCAGCACGTTTGCGCGTTGGCCAACGCCAAGTATGTGCATAGCGGACGCGCGCAAGGGCCAGCAAAGGCCAAAGATGCGGTATGGGAACACGCCAAAGGCGATTATGTGCTTTTGGTCGATTCACACGTTTTACTCGCCACAAACACAATCAAGTACCTTATGCACGGCATAGATACCAATGCCATTGGCAAGGATCTTTGGTGCGGTCCATTGCTCAACGAATCTGGCGGAATGGTTGCAACCGAACTGCTACCAGAATTACGCGGGCATTTTTTCGGCGTGTGGCACGTTAATACATCGCCCGATCCGGTTCGTGAAATTATCGCCCATGGATCCGCATATTCATTTATGCAACGATCGGAATACCCCGGATTTTCTAAGCATTTTAAAGGTTTTGCAGGCGAAGAAATTTACCTTCACGACAAAATTAGGCGCAATGGCGGGAAGGTATTATTCCATCGGGCACTCGGTTGGTGCCATCGATTTGATCGGTTCGGCCGACAAATAACATATGCGCTTACGCTCAATGACAAGATGCGCAATTACCTAATCGCTGGATATGAATGCGATTGGAACGTGCCTCAATTGCGTGAGTATTTTGGCAAGGGACTTCCGCTTGATCAACGGCTAAACGTCGAGCGTGACGTGCTTGCCATTTATCCCGACATATTTACCCGTGACTATTCGCACATTCCACCAATCAAGGCGCATGATTGATGTTGCCAAAAGTCTCGTGTTTGTGTCCGACGTATGGCAGGCCTCAATGCCTAGAAGAGGCTATATTTTCGTTTCTGACGCAAGATTATCAAGGCGAAAAGGAATTGGTCATCCTAAACGATTTGGCTGATCAAACGCTGATTTTCGATCATCCAGACGTTAAAATTATCAACGTCAAAAATAGAATTGTCCCGCTAGGGCATAAGTTTAACGAAACAGCCAGGCATGCGACCGGTAGCGTTTTTGCCGTGTGGGAAGACGATGATATTTATTTACCTCATCGGTTAACCTATTCGGTTCAACGGCTCAACCAGCACGGCTTGTTTCATACAAACATTGCGTATTACGAACAAGAAGAGCGCAAGATCATTCCGGCTGGCAATTTGTTTCACTGTAATTTAATGCTAACAAATATTGCTTTTTGGGCGGTCGATGGCTACACGGTCAATGAGGATCGCGGCACAATCGATCTTGGATTAATGTCTCGATTGGCGCATCGTTTTGGCCCATTCACGCAATCAATTCCGCAAGGCGATCAGTTCTACGTTTATCGTTGGGGCACGTCTGGAGGCGGCTATCACGCTTCCGGTTGGGGCTCAGGCGACGTATCCGAACTGGCCAAACAAACAGTCAATAGCGCAATTCAAAACGGTACAATGCCGCAAGGAACGATCCAATTGGTTCCTCGATGGAAATACAACTATCTGGAGTATTTGCCTTGCGTGACATAACTAGAGGATTTTGGGACGCAAGAAATATTCCTAGCGATATTTTTGACCATATTGACACAATCTACGCGTTCGCCAAAGGCAAAAAGCATATAACAGAATTTGGATTTAGACAAGGCATTTCAACGTGGGGATTATTGGCGGCTAGACCAGAACGACTTGTGTGCTATGACATTTTGCCAGTCGATACGCTCGAACATTCATATGCCGCCGAAACAGAAAAGATATCATTCACGTTCTGGCGCGCTGACGTGCTGGAATGCCCGATAGAACGCACAGATCTTATCATGATCGATACCTGGCATTCATACGCGCAATTAAGCGCCGAACTGGCAATGCACGCGCCACACGTCAATCCCGATGGTTATATCATCATGCACGATACCGAAACCTATGGCATGGTCGATGAACCACGTTATCCGCATGCGTCAGACAAGGCGATTCAGCAACCTAACAAAACTGGATTAAAACAAGCGATCGCTGATTTTTTGCAAAATGAAAGAAAAACATGGTCAATTTCCTTACAGGTTCCGCATTGTAATGGCCTAACGATATTGAAAAAAGCATCCGTGGTACAATAAAATGATGAATCAAATAGGAGAATACCATGGATCCAAACTGGATACAGACGGTTGGATTGCCTACCGCAAGCCTAGTTGCTATCGGATACGGCTTTTGGACAGCGTCGCAATGGATAGCTATGCACCTTGTTTTGCCGTTACGTGATCGACATTTTGAATTCTTGGATTCAATGTCCAAAACACTAAAAACCATAGCCGACACGCAAGAGGCGATGGCCGCTGAAATTGGCGCGATAGCACGCGCCACATTGCCGAAAGATCCGCCGTCCAGAGCATGAGGTAATTATGACTGAGGCATGGTGGAAGACAGATCGTACCGATACTCATTGCCTCCGGATGAATATTGAGCACGGTAAAATAACAGACGGTCAAGCACGCAGAGTATTATTGTTATCCGATATCCATTGGGATTCGTCACATTGTTTGCGTTCG